GCTGGTCACTCATGGTGGTCACAGTTGCTCATGCGCCTTGAGCTCGCCGTTGACCCGCCACCGCCGCGCTGTGTTTGCTCGGTCGAGGACCGACCCAAAGCCCGACGCATTTGACGCCGAGATGTCGGTAGTCAGCGTACCCGCTGCGGGGTCGGCGAGGCGGAAAGAGGTCCGCGTTGCCGCAACCGCAACGAGGTCCGCATCCGACAGCACCGTGCTGTACGCGCGGAGCTGTATGATCTGGGCCTTGTCCGCGGGGTAGTTGCCGCCTGAGCGGCTTCCGATCGTGAAAGGGTCGCCCGCGATCGTAGGGACATAGGTGCCAGAGAGAGCGGACAGCGGGGTCTGGAGTACGCCGTCCCAGGAGTACCGAGGGACGCCTCCCGCCGTGATCGCAATCGCGAGAACGTGCGGGACATTCAGAGCGCCATTGAAAGTCGCCCCGGGCAGCTCAAAGACCCCGCCCCCGTTCATGCCGAACAACAGCAGACTGAGCAGCCCCCGGTCGCCGCCGTTGTCGCCGTATCGGATCTCCCATCCGCGCGCGACGCTGCCCGAATCCATGTGCTGTACCATGATCCGCGCATCGGACGGCATCCCGACAGGGAGGAACAAGTACACCAGCGTCTCGCCGGGACCGCCGAGAGGGGCGGCAGGGGGAGTACCCGCGACGTCGAGATATGCAGTCGCGCTCGAACCCGCGTTGTACGCCGCGCCGAGCGCGACAGGGGGGACCGAGGCGAGCCCGAGCGCCGACCGCGCCGCCGCAGCGGTGGCCGACGCAAGCAGCGCCGACACGTCCGCGCTGGTCATAGTCACGTCACCCGCGCCGTCGCCGATGACCGTCTGGCCAGCGGTGCCGCCGAGGAACTGGGCAAGCACGACGCCAATCTCGTCGCTGATCGGCGACGCGGCGTAGGTGGTGCCGGCGCCTGACGAGACCGGCACCTCGCCAGCGCCACCCGCCACGGGGAGGCCCGCGCCGCCGCCGTTACCGCCGATGATGACCACACCGCCGACGGAGATCACCAGCCACCCCCGGCGATGCGCGCGGTGGTGCCCGCGGTGGACGTGATGACCAGGCGCAACGTGGTGACGGGCTCGCTCGCGCCCTCGATCGCCAGCGTCCCCGCCGCGGCGAGCGGGAGGCCCGTGGTGGCGCTGACGGGGGGCTCCCCGGCCTCCGCCACGCCCAGCGGGTAGCGGGCGACGGTCAGCGCCGTGATGGCGTTGGTGGGCCCGGTGTTCTTCAGCACGAAGACCCAGTCGCGCGCGCCGTCGATGGGGATGTTGACGGTGACGGGGGTCGCGGCCGGGAGCGTGATGTCGGCGCTGTAGCGCGAGAGGTACGCGGGCATGGGGGACTCCAGGGCTGTGAGGGAGAGGGCGGGCGGAGAGGCGGGCGGGTTACTCGCGCCAGCCGTCCACGTAGATGGTCAGGTCGACGTCGACCGTGCTGCACACGTAGGCGACGGCCTGCGCCGCGGTGCACACGAGCTCGGCGCCGTTCGTGGTGCTCTGGCTCGCGGGCACCTGGTGGAGCGCCTGCGCGGCGCCGGTCGTGGTTTCGAAGAGGCTGTAGGTCGCGGGTGCGGCGCCCGTCTCCGTCGCCAGCGTCGTCACGCACAGCAGCCGCGCGTGCGGCGGGGCGTAGGCAGCGCACGCAACGCTCGTCGCGGCAATCGCGCTGCCCGCGGAGAGCGCAATGCGCGCGGCGGGCGCGGTCATCCACCGGCAGTGGCCGCGCGAGCTCGTCATGTAGATGGGGTTGCCCGAGCCGTCGGTGCGGAAGGCGCCGAGGTAGCGGTGCGTGAGGTCGCCGCTGCTCTTCCAGCAGAGCGCCGCGTCGGGCGCGTCGAGGGAGACCTGAAGGGCCAGCGCCCCGGCGTTGTTGTAGGCGTAGACGTAGTACCAGCTCGAAACGCCTGCGAGCGGAATGGTGCCGGTGACCTCGGTCTCCGCGGCCTGGGTGAGCAGCGACGTCCCGATCAGCAGCGACTCCACGGCGCCGATGTAGACCCCGATGCCCGTGGTGACCGCCGCGACCCGGATGCGGGCGTTCCAGAGCAGCTGGCCCACGCTGGCGTTCAGCAGGAAGCGCGTGCGGTCGGCGAGCGGCTGCTCACCCTGGGTGATGCTCGCCGCGTTGCGGGTGTCACCGTCCGCGGGGGCGATGACGGGCGAGGTGAAGGCCGAGACGTCCGTGAGATTCGTGGCCATGTGTCAGACGCTCCATTCGACGAAGCCGGGGTCGGAACCCCACTTGCCGGAGTTGAAAAGCCCACCGGGGTCGCCCCAGTAGTCCGTGTTGCCGAAGGCGAACCGGACCCACCCGAGGTCGCGGGCGTTGGTGAACCGGCGGAAGGCGCGGCGGTGGAGAGCGACCTGCGCCTCGGTGGCGGTGGAGCCCCAGGTGCCCGTCTCACCCCAGGTGCCCGTGCCCCAGTAGTGCTCACCCGCGAAACCGTGGTCGCTCGGGCCGACCAGCAGCCACCAGCGAGCCCAGATCGTCGACGCCAAGGGCACGCCCCACTCGGCCGCGGTGACGAGCACGGCGGTGGGGTAGAGCAGCTGCGCGGCGACGTTAGCGAGGCTCGTCCGCGTCCCGGCCCAGGGCCACGTGTCCCAGGCGCCGAGGATGCGGGCACCGTAGGAGGCCGACGTCTCGCCGGGCAGCTGCTCGAGCGCCACGTCGGCGCCGAGGAGTGGCATCGCGTCTGCCGGGGCCCGGGTAACGGCGCCCACCAGCACCGACTGGCGCGCGCGCTCGAGGGAGGTGTCCTTCGACGCGCCGACGGCCAGCGCCCACGCGCGGGCCCAACGGCCCTGCATGGGGCCGATGTCGGCCTGGTAGACGGCGAGGGTGGTAGGTGCGGGCATGGGTGTCCGTGGGTGCGGGATGGATGCGGGGCCCGGTCGTGCCGTAGGCTCCGGGGGTGCGCCTGCTCTTCGCCCTCGCCTTGTGTGCCGCCGCCTGCTCCGCTGACCCCGTGCTGCTGCCCGATGCGGGGCCGTGTAGCTCAGCCTGCGGCGCCGGGACGGTGTGCATGGGCGGCGCCTGTGTGGCGGTTGACGGCGGGGCCCTGGACGCGGGGAGCGCGGTGGACGTGGGCGAGGACCGGCCCGTGGTGGTCGACCTCGGGAGCCCGGTGGATGCGGGCTTCGACGCGGGGCCGGCGGACGTGGGGACGGACACCGGGGTGGACGTGCCGCGCGACGTCGACCCGCGGCAGAGCGAGGTGTGCCGAGGGGTCACCGCGACCTGCGACGGCCGCACGGTGAACGTGCAGATCGGGGAGCGAGACGGCGGCGCGGGCCGCACCTACCACTGCGGCGGGTGCGGCAACACGTGCGAGCCGGGATCGTTCTGCGTGAACTGCGTCTGCCTGCGGTGACCGATCAGCCGTAGGCCGTCGGGGTCATTGGCGTGCCGGGCGTCACCATGCGCTTGAACACGCCCAGGAAAGCACCCGCGGTCCGGCCAGATTCCGAGCCCGAGATCAGGACGAGCTCCCAGCCTTCCCAGCCAAGTTGCTTCAACTGGGGCTCCAAGTGCCTCGGGTCGCCACCGAGCACGACGATTCGGTAATCCCACTGCGGCGGCATATCGGGCGCGGTCATGCGCCGACGATACCGCAGCTCGTCAGGCCGTGAACGTCACGGCCGCGGTGTCCGCTACGGCGACGGTGCCGAGCGTGACGCTGGTGTCCCCGCTCGGGCTCGACAGGTCCACGTCGGCGATGCGCCCGGGGGCCGCGCCGTAGATGGCGGCGTGGATGCCCGCGATGTCCACGGTGACGGTGTCGCCCGCATCGGGCATCGCGAGGCCGTTGACGTAGGTCGCAATGGCGTCCTTGACGGCGATCTGCTCTGCCGCCGTCGCCGTGGACTTGAACCGCACCGTCCCGGTGCACGTGATCGTGGCAGCGCTCGCGGCAACGACCGTCGGCGTGTCGGTGATGGGCTTGCGGAGGGTGAGCTCCGCCTGGACGGCCGCGACCGCAGGCCCCGCGAGAACACCCGAGGCACCCGCGACGTAGACGGTGTACGAGCCGTCGCCCGCGGGCGCTGCGAAGCTCACCCGGGTGCAGCCGGCGGACACGCCCGCGAGGAGCGCCGAGGTGCACCAGTACCGCACGGCGTCACGGGTGAAGCCGCTCCCGAGCGTGGCCCACCGGGCGACCGCGCGGGCGAGGTACGCCGCGTCGCTCTCGGCGTTGACGGCGCTGGCGGAGAGCCACGTCGAGGTGGACCCGATCGCCGGGTTGGCGCAGGTCACCCCCGGCAGCGCCGGGCTGATGATGCTGGTGATCGTGCTGTTGGCGACGTTGTAGTTCTCGCCCGCGGCCTCGGCGCGCACCGTGAACGTGACGGGCGTGCCCGAGGTGATGTTCACCGTGCCGGTGTTGGTCGATCGCCACCGATAGGTGCCATCGCTCACCAGGAGCCCGCCCGCAACGACCGCGAAGGGCCCAGCGCCGCTGGCAACCGTGAGCACGACCTGCCCCGTGGCGTAGGTCGCGGCGATGCGCGTCAGGTCGAAGCGCGACGCGATGAAGAGGTCGAGCCAGCTGCCCGTGGCGGTCGAGCCGTAGGCCCCGAGCGCGAGGTTGGCGACGGTCTGCTCGGTGACCGCCAGCGCCGTGGCGTCGGCGCGCACGAGCGAGCGGGCGGCGCCGCCGGAGGCCCACGCATCGACCGGGAAGGCCGCCGCGGCGAGGGCCGCGAGCTGCGCCGTCGTAATCGCGTCGGCCGTGCGGGGGGTGGTGAGCTCGGCGATCGTGGAGACGGTCATGAGTACACCCGCAGGAGCTCGATGGTGACAGCCGACACCGCGACCACGAGCCGGAAGGGCCCGTCGTCGTCGGTGAGCCGGAGGGAGAGGGTCAGCAGCCCGTCGGTGACGCTCGCGCTCGCGTCGCAGCTGCGAACGCGCTCGTCGCGCAGCACCTCGGCCTGCACCAGCGCGGCGATGCGGAAGGCGCTCTGGCCGTCGGCGTCGGAGCCCAGGAAGTCGCGCACGTCGATCCCGTGGTCGGGGTCGTCCCCGATCCACGCGAGGGTGCCGCGGCGGGTGGTGACGCGCCGCCCGATGGCCTGCGCGAGCTGCACCCGCCCCGTCGCCAGCCGCATGGCCGGGTCCAGGTCGAGGAGGCCCTCGGCGGAAACGGGGGTGCTGAGGTCGGTTCCGAGGGTCAAGGGATTCTCAGTGCGGTGCTACCGCCCGACACGGCGCCGATGGCCCCCGGCGGCGGGATGACGCTGCCTGGGGCGCCGATGACGGCGCCGGGGGCGTTGAGCAGTGCGGAGACGGCGGTAACCCACGTCGCCATGGCGCCCGAGCTGGTGACCGCCTCACCGTCGCGCGCAGCCTTCGTGGTCGAGCCGTTGATGCTGATGGCCGTAACCGTGCCGCTCTCCCACAACGCCGCGTAGGGGAGCGCCGGGTTGCCGCCCGCGTAGCCCAAGAGCACCCGTCCGCCGGCCGGGACCGTGACGGTGACGCCCGGGAGCCCGTGGCGGATCGGGACGCCTGCCGAGGCCGGTACGCGGGCGTCGTCGGGCTGGAGGTCCAGGGTCTTGTCCGCCCGCTGCGCCACCACCGTGCAGGGGTAGAGCGCGAGGTGGTCGAGCCGCGGGCCCACGAAGCCCTCGACGATCGCCCGCAGGGCTTCCAGGGGGCTCACGGCGCGGACCACACCGTCGCGGTGAAGGCGTCGGGCTCGAGGTCGAGCCGCACCGGGCCGACCCGCACGAACACGTCCGCGCCCTCGTCGCGCAGCTGCAGGAGCTGCCCCGGGCGGAGCGCGAGCACGTCGCCCCCGAGGAGGTACTGGCGCTGCGTGGGGTCGCGCCTGACGAGGGTGATGCTCGCCTCCTCGGCGGCGGCCCAGGCCTCGAAGCCCAGCCACACCGTGCCGTCGGCGAACACCCGCCAGGCGTAGTTCAGTGCGGTCGCGGTCGCGTCGATCGCCCGGGCCGCGGCGCCCTCGGCGCGGTGGAAGCGCGCGACGGCGCCGGAGAGGTCGCCCGACGTCGAGGCCAGGGACTCACCCGCCTCGGCGAGCGCGTCGCGCACGACGTCCGCGCGCGTGGCGTTGAGGTAGGCCAGGGCCGGGAGGGTCGTGCGCAGTCCGCCGGCGCCGCCGACGATGCGCCCGCGCCACTGCCCGTGGCTCACGTCGCCGTCGACCACGGTGCCGCGGAAGGTGACCACGCCGCCGAGCTCGATGGTGACCGCGCCCGTGATGGCTTCGTCGGTGTCGACCTCGAGCTCCGCCGACCACACGCCCGAGAGCGGGAGCGCGATGGAGGCCCGCAGGAGTGCGGCGCCGCCGTTGATGGTGAGTTCGCTCATGGTGCGGCGGGTCCGGGGGTGGGAGGTGGCGTCGGCGCGGGCGCGGGCTCGGTGTTGGTGAAGGCCGTCCGGTTGGCGCCGAGGTCGGGCGCGACCGGCGGGGTGCGCGACACGCTGCGGCCGCCCTGGGCGGAGGCGCGGTGTTCCACGAACTTCAGGGTCACGGTCCACCTGGTCGGGCCGCTCTGCTGCAGCGGGCCCATGGACGTGCCGTAGAGGGTGGTGATCCCCGCGAGCGCGAGCTGCGGGTGCGCGCAGGTCAGCGCGTTGCGGGTGCGGGGGGTGGTCGACCGCGGGAAGACGACGCCGACGAGCGCCTGGAGGTCTTCCCACTGCTCGCTGTCGATCACCGTCAGGGTGAGGTCGATCTCGGCCAGGTCATAGCCCTTGTCGCGCACGGTCGCGCCGTCGCGGCCCGCGGCGTGGCGGCGGTCGAGCTTGCGCTTGATGAGGTCGCCGCCCCACTCGAAGGTGCCGCGGAAGCGCACGCCCCCGAGGGTGAGGGCGTCCCAGGTCTCGGCGTCGGCGAAGGGTGAAGGGATGGTCACGGCGAGGCCTCCGCCCACTGCCCGAATATGCTCCCGAGGGCGTCTTCCATCTCGGCGCGGATGGCGCGGGCGGTCTCCTGGGGCTGGCCGCCGCCGGTGACGTTGATCTCGATGGAGACGCTCGCGCCGCCTCGCCCGCCGAGCTCGGGCACACGCGGCGAGACGATGCCCGAGACGGCGTCGTTGGCGACGGGCGCGCCGGCGTTGACGCCCATGGCGATGCCCGCGGGGATCTGGCGGCCCACCACGTCGGCGAACACGCGCGAGGGGGAGCGGATGCCGAGGGTGCTGGTGACGGCGCCGACGAGGGACGTGCCGACGCCCGACATCATCGTGCCGAGGCTGGGCAGTGCGCCGAGGATGCCCGTGCGGATGCCCGCGATGATGTTCGTGCCGACGGACATGAACGCCTGGCGCACCTGCATCGCGATGCCCGCGACGAGGCCGGTGATGGTCGCGCCGATGCCGCCGAGGATGACGAAGAGGGTGTTGACGGCGCCGAAGAGCGTGACCGCGGCGCCCGCGACAAAGCCGAAGGCCTGCCCGAGCCCGAGCGCGGCGCGCGCCATGAGGGCCAGCGTCTGCGCCGACGGCCCGCCGCCCGACGCCAGCGAGGCGAACATCGCGCGCAAGGGCGCGATCCCCGCCATGAAGCCGGGGCCCACGCCGCGCACGAAGGCCTGGACGATCGGCCACGCCGTCGTGGCGAAGCGTTGCACCGTCGCGAAGCCCGTCGAGAGCGCGGCCATCCCGGCGCTGATCGTGGTCGGGTTGACCACCCGCGCGAGCAGGGCGCCCACCGCGTTGGCGGCGCCCGTGATGCCCGCCCGCAGGCGCGTCGCCGCGGGGGAGCCGGTCTGAAGCGCCGAGGTGACCTGGAGCAGGACGTTCTTGAAGGCGACGATGCCCGGGACGTTCCCGAAATCGATCCCGATCAGGAGGTTGAAGATCGCGTTGCGGGCGTTGCTGATCGCGCCCGTGAGGGTCTCCGACTGCTGCCGCGCGAAGGTGCCGAGGGCGCCGCCGCCGTCGAGGCGACCGCGCACCGCATCGAGCGCGGCCTGCTCGCCGACGCCCGACGAGACGCGCCGCTGGGTGATGGCCGTCTGCGCCGCCCGGCGCCCGACCTCGCCCTGGCCGAGGTTCATCTGGCGGGCGATGCTGTCGAGGATCGCCGACCGGCTGACGTTGGCGTTGGAGAGCTGGAGCAGCTCTTGGCCCTGCAGGCGGCCGGCGGAGCGGATCTGCGAGAGCGCGAGCGCGAAGCCCTCGCTCGAGCGCTGCCCGAAGGCGGCGCCGAGGTCGGCCGACGCGGCGATGAGCGGCGCGATTTCGCGCTCCCCGAAGCCCGCGACGGCGAACGACTGCGTCTGGGCGATGACGTCGCGGGTGTCGAGGGGCGTCTGGTTGGCGACGGTGACCGCGTTGCGGAACTGGCGCCCCGCCGCCTGCGACGAGCCGAGCACGGCGGTCAGCGCGACGAGCGAGGACTCTCGGAAGGCCGCAACCTCGATCACCGCAGCGGCGGCGGAGTAGCCCACGCCCGCGAAGGCCGTGGCGATGCCCGCGAGCGCGGCCACGGCGCCGAGGGCGACCCCGCCGACGGTGCCGAGGAGCGCCGAGGCGGCGCCGCTCTGCTGCTGCATCGACTGCACGCGCGCCCGACCGGCCGCGGCCGAGGCGCGGGACTGCTGCGCGGAGAGCCGGGCGTTCTCCCGGAAGCTCTGCTGCGTCATCCGCGAGAGGCGCTGGAAGTAGCTCTGGTGGGCGCGCAGCTCGACGGCCCGCTCCCGCTGCGTCTGCCGGACCTGCTGCGCCCCCGCACGGGTGCGGTAGGCCATCTGCAGCCCGAGCGCGCGCTGGGTGAAGTCGGGGCCCAGGGCTACCCGCCCCGAGGGCGTTGCGGTGGGGCTGCGAGGGCGCGCAGGGGTAGCGCGGGGCGTGCGCCCACCACCACGGCCCTGCAACCCGTTGAGCTCGCGCAGCGCCCGGGACTGCTCCCGGATGGCTGCGGTGGCGGCGCGGATCTGGACGGCCGTCCCCGCCGGCGCTACCCGCGCAAGCGCGGCCTGGGCGCCCGCCGACGCGCCCGCGACCGCACGCAGGGCCGCGAGCATCGGGGTCAGCGCCGCGGTGATCCGCTTCGCTGGCCGCGAGCCCGCGTCCGTGAGGGTGAGCTTCCAGGTGGTGTTGGGCATCGGGTCAGCGGCGGGGCTTCTTCGACGGGGTCGAGAGGCCCTTGATGAGCGAGCGGAAGGCGCCGAAGAACTCGACCACCAGGTACGCCCCGGCGCGGGCTTCGGCGTCGTCGTGGTCGCCGCGGAGCAGCGAGATCAGAGCGTCGGCGGCAACGTCGGGGTCTTTCAGGCCCGCGGCGTAGAGGGCGGCGGCTTGACCTCGCGCGCGGCCAAAGGGCCCGCCGCCAGGTTCTCCGTCAGCACCGCGAGCAGGTCGAGGAGGGCGGGGCTCTCCTCACCCATCGCGTCGAAGGCCTTGCGCTCGTCCTCGACGCTTCCGCTCGGGTCGATCGGGACGAGGCACCCGCGCGCCAGGGCCACGCCGGCGTCGGCCTTCGTGGTCAGGTCCGTGCTGAGCTGGTCGCACTTGTACGCCTGCCACTGCGCCCGGGTGGGCTTGCGCACGGCGTAGCGCCGCCCGCCGAGCTCCCAGGCCTTCCAGCTCGCGCCGTAGCGGCCGGTGAGGCTGGCGAGCTCGGCCTCGGTGAGGGAGGCCTCCTGCTCGCCGTCCATCACTCGCCCGCCTTGGCGACGAGGCCCTTGCCGTTCCAGAGCACGCGCATGATGGACAGCTTCACCTCGACCTCGAGCGGGTCGGTGCCGTCCTCGGCGGAGGCGTCGGCGCCCATGATGCGCACGTCCTCCAGGGTGTCGGTCACGATGTCCGAACCCTCGCGCATCTGGACGATGATCGTCCCGCGCACGTCGGCGTAGCCGTTGGGCATCGACGCGATCAGGCGCTTCCAGCCGCTCTTGTAGAACGTGATGGAGCAGTCCCCGGGCTTGTAGCGACCGGAGGTGCGGCCGCGGGGGTGGCGGCCCGTGCCGTACACCGGCTCGGCGCCCTCAACCTCGTCGGCGTACTTGATCGCCTTGATGTCGGTGACCTCGACGCCGTTGAAGCGCGCGCGGACGCTCGCCCAGGAGTGCTCGTTGCCGTTGATGTTCATGGGTCAGGCGCTCCGGGCGTAGGTGACGGTGGTGGTGACGGCGTTGATCGAGCCCTTCGGCACGATCGAGATGGCGGCGGTCAGGATGCCGGTGGCGAGCACGTCGGTCGTGCGGCCCACAGTGGCGGAGACCCGCGTCGCGAAGCTGTTGGGCGCGTCCACCACCGCGCGCTTCATGGCGGCGGTGATCTCGGCGTCGGCGATCAGGGCCTCCCCCTCGGTGAGCTGGCCCGAGCCGTCGGTCTTCACCTCGGGGTCGCTGCCGATGTAGAGCGCCATCTGGGTGAGGGCGGCGGCGGCGGCGACGCAGATCAGGCGGATGCGCTGGATCTCGCCGAAGTCCGACGTGGCCGAGGCCATCGTGCGGCTGGTGAAGTAGTACTCGCCGCGGGGGCGGCCCAGCACTCGCTGCATGGTGCTGAAGCGGTAGGCGTCGAGGGCGGTGTAGACCGACCCGTCGTGGAGCACCGAGCTCGCGTCGCCGTCGGGCATGAGGCCCAGGATCGGGCCCGAGAGCACGCGACCGGGGTGCTCGTTGACGGGGATGCCGGCGAGCCGGGCCGACCGCAGCACCGCGCCGTTGCGGCGGAAGAAGCTGCCCGGGTAGGTCACGCTGGCGACGTAGCCGTGGCTCGCGTGAACGTCGCCGTAGCGGCCGAAGTCGTAGCCGGTGAAGCCCGGGGAGGCGCCGCCGAGGGCGGTGTACCAGGTCGCGGCGGACTCGCCGAGCGCCTGGTCACGCGCGCCCGACTGCGTGAAGGTGTACTCGCCCGCGGTCTGCCGCGCGACGCCCCAGGCCTTGAGGATCGCGGCGTGCGTGACGTCGATGGCGCCCGCCACGTGCACGAACTCGTAGTCGCCGGACACCGCGAGGAGGCCCGTCAGGGCCGCGTTGAGCGTGGTGGTGTCGAAGGCCGGGGCCGCCGTGTAGAGCTCGAAGGTGTCGCCCGCGACGAAGGTGCCCGCGCCGAAGGTGACCGTGACGCCCGTGTTGGGGATCACGTACACGCCGCCAATCGGGATGCCCACCGGCTGCGCGAACGAGCGCCCGCCGTCGAGGCTGAAGCGCACCGCGGCGGTCAGCGCCGCCAGCGAGGCCGCGGCGGTCATTACCTCGGCGATAATGTGCAGCTGGGCGAGCGGGGTGCCGGTGAACGCCGGGACGCTGGTGCCGGTGGCGTCGGCCGTGGTGGGGCAGTTGGCGCCCACCGCGCTGAAGGTGTCGGCGAGGACGAAGGAGCCGTCGGTGATGGTGAGCGAGAGCCCGTAGCCGATGACCGTGGGGCCCGCGACCGCAGTCTGCGGCGCGAGGTAGGACACCCCGCCGTCGAAGCTGATCGCGATCTTGGGCGACGCCGCGAGGTTGGCGCCCGCGGTGGTGACCTTGATGACGACGGCGACGCGCGCCGTGGCGGTGCCGGTGAGGGCGAAGACGGCCGTCGAGGTGTTGCCACCGCCCGCCGTAATGGTGCCCGAGGCGCCAGAGCCCGCGCCCGACTGGCAGAACCCGCCGAGGATCGCCGCGGTGACCGTCGCGGCGCGGCAGAGGATCACCGGGCCGCCCGAGAGCGACAGGATGATCGCGGCGTCCTCGACGGCGGGGCCGTAGCCCCCCGCCGCGGTGAGCTGCTCCTGCGTGTAGCAGGTTACGGGGGTGGCGGCGGTGGCGGCGGTGCCGGCGGAGCAGCAGCCGACGACGGCGACAGGCCGCCCGCCGGGACGCACAACCCCGAGGCCGCCGTCGAGGATGCTGAGGGTGTTCTGAAGGATGGTCACGTGGTCTCTCCGGGCTGCAGCACGCCGTCACCCGTGGGCGAGGCGGCGGTGGTGAACGAGGTGCTGGTGATGGTGGCCCGCAGCGGGGCGCGATCGAGGATGGCGAGGTCGAGGGTCACGGTCAGGTCGACCATCTCGCCGAGGTCGGTCTGAGAAGCGGCGTCGACCCACACCGCGGGCGCGAGCTGGTAGGAGCCCGGCCACTGCCGGTGGATGCAGGCGATGACGGACTCCCGCAGCAGCATCGCGGCGTCGAGGTCCACGCCCCAGCACCGCACCGAGAGGGTGAGCGCGCTGGTGTAGAGCGGTCGGCGCTTGCCCGGAAAGCTGCTCTTCTTGGCGCCTCCGAAGGCCTCGGGGCCCTTGGGCCACCAGCCCACCATCGGCGGCGCGCTGTGCTCGGCGACCGCGCGCCGCCCGAAGGCGGTCACGACGCCGGGGACGTCCACGGCGACGTCCGCCATGATGGCGGTGACCTGCGCCAGGAGCGTGGTGTTGGCGGTGGTACTCACAGGGTCGGGAGCGCCGCATCGGCCGCGGCGGAGAGGACGATCGACCAGCCCGGGGAGAGCTGTTCGTCGGGGTAGAAGGGCCGCCGCGGGAGGTTCGCCCCCGGTGCGCCGCTCTGGTGGAAGCGGCCGTAGGGCGCGATGCGGTCGACCGCGCTCATGACGAAGCCGCTGCGGTCGACCACGTAGAACGGCGCGGCGGCGGCGAGGCGACCGCGACGCACGAGCACCGGGCCGCCGGGTCGCGGGCGCTTGAGCGGCGCCCAGCGCGAGCCGTCGGGCGCCTTGGACTGCACGAAGCCCTGACGCACGAGCCCCTGGCCGGCCTGCGCCAGGGACACCGCGACGTCGTGGGCGGCCTGGCCCGAGGCCCACTCCTCGAGGGCCGCGAGCAGGCGCGCGGGGTCATCCCCCGAGCGGGAGAGGCTCACCAGCCCCGCGGCTCGTCGGAGGTGATCCCGAGGTCACCCGCGAGCACCACCGCGAAGGTCTCCGCGATGGTCTCGGTGATGTCCAGGTGCGCGACTCCGTTGGAGACGTCGCGCAGCCAGCGCACCGCGGCGTCGCGGTTGAGTTGTACGGCCTCGTCGGAGCGGGAGCCCGATGGGTCGAAGCCGCGCGTGGAGAGCAGCTCGTGCGCGGCGATGCGCGCGACGGCCTGCTTGTAGCCGGGGTCCGTGATGGCCCCCGCGCTGGGGTAGCGGGCGCGCAGGTAGCTGCGTGCGGTCGACGTGGCCGACTCGCACGCGGCGTCCTGGTCGCCCGTCGAGATGCCGGTGAGCGCCGCCGACCTCAGCCCCAGCGAGGCGAGCTCGGCGCGGGTGATGTCGGCGGCCATCAGATCACGCCGTGCAGCGGAAGATCTTCTTCGGGTTGCCCGCCGCGGCGACGTACCGGGCGCGGGCGCCCCACTGGTACTCGTCGCGGGTGAACACCTGCGGGTCGGTCAGGCTGAAGAGGCTGGTGATCTCCACCGCCTCGCGCTCCTGCATGATGAGCCCGCGGTCCTCGGCGTCGCTCACGTCGGCCATGTACCAGGTGGTGTCCGAACCGCTGGTGAAGCTCGCCGCGAGCTGCGGCACCACGATCACGTCGTACTGTCCCTTGAAGACGTTCGACTCGTTGGCGTTGCCGCTGAAGACGATCTCGTCGGCCTCGGCGATCTTGCGCGCCGTCAGCTCGAGCGCCGGGGGCACGATGATCAGGCGCGGGTTCTCGTTGATCGGGTCGCCGTCGGGGCCCTTGAGCTCCATCATCGACGCACGAACCGCCGCGGCGTTGTTCGCCGTGAGGGCCGTGGTGCCGATGTCGTTGTCGAAGGTGCCCGCGCCGGCGTCCTTGGGGTTCACCGGGTGCGAGCCATTGAACAGCGCCACGCCGTCGAGGCACGTGGCGTTGCTCTTGAGCACGGTGAACACGAGCTTGTCCTTGTGACGCAAGAACTTCCCGCCGCCCGAGCGGACGCGGGACATGAGCATCCCGACGGCGCCCGACTGGTCATCGTCCAGGGCGTCGCGCTGCACCGAGTAGGTGAGCTCCCACTTCTGGTTGGTCACCGAGGCGCCCTCCAGCACCAGCGGGTTGATGACGCGCTCGCCGACCCACTCGCGCACGGCCGCGGCGTCGATCATCGAGGGGTAGATGTTCTTCGCGCTGCCCGAGGGCTGCACGGTGGCGACGCCCGGGTACCGCGGCGTGTACGCGGTGGAGCCGTAGGCGTCCATGAAAGCGGTGCGAACGGTGACGTCGAGGGCCCGGAGCGAGTCCGGCTTGATCAGGATGGCCATGGTGGTCTTTCGGGGGTGCGGGTGGGGTCAGCGGCCGATCAGGCCAGCGTGCCGGGCAGCGCGCCCGAGGGGTGGAGGTCGATCAACGCGAGGTCGTCGTCGCCCGTGGACTCTTCGAGGGTCATGCCCATGCAGAAGCTGCCGGTGATGGCCGCGGTCGCGCTGGCGCCCGAGGCGTCGCACTTCGCGGTGACCGCGGCCTTGGCCTTGCCGCTGGTGGCGGTGACGGCGACGAGGATGTTCTCGGCGACGGCCGCGGAGAACACCACCCGGCAGAGACCGCGGCGGCGCACGATGGCGACCGCACCCGAGGCCGGGGCGTTCAGCAGCACACCGAAGGCGATCATGCCCGCGGTCGCGGCGAGCACCGCGGCGCCCGAGCTGTTGAGGTTCACGAAGCGGTTCTGGCCGGTCGAGCTGAGGTCCGCGCCCGCGAGCACCAGGTGGTCGCAGTTGCCGTTGTGGTCGCGGGACTGCGAGCCGACCTCGACCAGCACCCCGCCGTCGGCGTCGATGCCGGCGACGATGCCCGCCACGGGGCGCGCGCCGATCGGGTTCGTGCGCGCGACGGTGGTGTCGTCCACCACGTAGCAGGGGCGGCCCACGTCGGCCGCGGAGAGCGCGTCGGTGGTGCCGCTGTTGGTGAACGGGAAGCACCCGCGGCGGGGCACGAGCGACAGGGCCGAGGCCGCGCCGGAGGTGTTGTCCTTCTCCTCCTCGGCGACGCCGACGACGAAGAGGCTGTTGTCGGCCGAGGCCGGAACGAGGGTGCCCGCCTGGTTGAGCGCGACGAGGGCGCCCTGGTAGACGCGCGCCGCCGCGGCGAGGCCGCAGGCGAGACGGAGGGGGTTCTGGACGTTGTCGCCCACGCGCTTGCGCGGGAAGTTGGCTGCGAGAGCGGTCATGGTGATCTCCGGGTCAGGGGTGGGGTGGGCCTGGGGCCCGGGTCAGCGGGTGGCGCGCGCGGCGTCGGCGCGCTTGGTGGCGAGGAAGGACGCCTCGGAGACGCCGGCCGCCTTGGCGAAGGCCTTGTCGTCGTCGGTGAGCGTGATGCTCTCCGGGTCGGTGCCCTTCGGGTCGATGCCCGCGCCGCGGGGGGCGACGGCCGACGGGGCGCTCGGGAGCTTGGAGAGCACCCGGTCCAGGGCCTCGGGCGAGAGCGGCGCGAGGTCGCCCATGTACTCCGCGTCGGCCTGCATCGCCGGGGTGAGGGCCCCGCGCTGGAGGTGCTTGTCGAGGACGGTGGCGCGGGCGCTCGCGGCCTGCGCGGCGTCGCGCTCGGCCAGCTGCTGCTGCGCGGCGGCGAGGTTGGCGGCGAGAGCGTCGACCTGCCCGGCGCGCTGGCGCAGGGTGGCGACGGCGGCGAGGGCCTCCTCGTCGGTGGTGGCGCCGAGCTGCGACCGCAGGCTGGCGAAGGCTTCGAGGCTCTTGAGGGCGTTGGCTTCCATGGTCTTCTTCCTGGTGGTGTCTGCGGCCATGGAGGCCGCGGCGGTGATGGCGTCGGCGAGCGTCCCGACCTGATCGGCGACGCCCTTCGCGACGGCGTCGGCGCCGTAGACGCTGGCGCCCTGCAGAGCGAGCGGGTCGCCCATCATCTC